CCACCCCACTATGTATACCTTTCAGCGATAGCCCTTACTAACTTCCGAACACTTCCGAATATTTTTCCGAATATACAGTGGTGTTCATCCATCCAGTTTGGGCCTATTTTAGAGTAGGAGTGACCTTTACTTTTCGATCATAGATTGCCACTTGCGCCTGAGTTTTGTGACCAGAAAATTCTTGCTTGTTTCCCTCGTAGTCAGAAATGGCTTTTGCTTTAATATCGTGAAAAGTAAAATCTATACTTAATTCACCATCATATTTAAGCTTTGCTTCTTTTCTGGCTTTTAATGCCCATACTTGTAATGTGTCTTGTGCTGGACGATGCCCTTTCTTGTTACAAAACACTAATTCAAAATTAGTTACTTCTTGTACTGACAAAGCCAGGTCAACCGCAGCCCTTAATCGTGGGTTCCATTCTTTGATTTGCTTCTTGCCTGTTTTACCCTGTCGAATAAAAATACCTTCTTTTCTTAATTGGCTGCGCTTTAGACTCCATACATCACCTTGTCTAGCTGCACAGCAATAGCTTATTTCCATTGCCGCAGCCAATAAAGGCCACTTAATATAAGCCTCTGCCAACCAAAGGAAGTATTCCCAATCCTCAATATAGCGATCACGGGCAGGCTCTTTAAAGTCTTTAACACCTATAGCTGGGTTTATTTGAACTTTGCCGTTTTCATAGGCCCATGCAAAAACTGTGCTTAAAAATGATCTTTCACGATTGGCTTGAGTAGTTACGCCACCTTCTTTGCGCTTATCCATGTATTGTCTGATATGGTGCGGCTTAATGCGGTGACGATTCATTTGACCAAAACCAGATATAAACTTTTCAGCGTATCGCGCATAATCTATTTTAGTTCTTGGCATTAAGTCTCTGTGGTTTACGCTTGCCATGTACCCACGGATAACTTCAGCGAACGCACCTGTTGGTTCTTCATGCAGCAATCTAGCCGATTGATACTTTGCTAGGATTATTTCTTTAGGCTCAGTTAACTTTCCCAGACGCACACAGCCGCCAGCCTTGGGTCTGTACTCAAATGCCGACTTACCTAAATAACATCTGGTTGGTAGCCAATCTGGGCCGTTAATTCTTTTTCTAGGAGCCATTTATAAACCCATTGAGCTAAAGTCTGGTTCATCATTATGCGCCAAGGCTTCATTAAACCGCAAATGTGTGGGATTGTTAAAAGAATACCAGGTAACGTGAGGCGCACCATTAGCGTCTTTAACAAAGAATATGCCATGTTCAGTTAACACTTTGCATTGCTTGGCTTGGGCTTTATATCCCGTTACTCGTTCAAGCTCTTGTTCGCTCATTAAATCATTCATTTTTTAATTTTCCTTTTACGCGCCCATTTAATTAAAAGGTGTCGCCTATTTATCTCTGCAACAATGTCAGCGTCACTAAGCATTGTTATAGGCACTGGCACTTGCACTTGAAGTTTATTATTCATACCCAACCCATAATTTCATCGTGTGCCATTTCCTGCACAAACTCTGGGTTGTCATTAGTTAAAGTTTCTAACTGTTCATCTGACAATGGGTTGCCATTCGCATCATCTGCACTTTCAATATAAGCGTCTACAAAGTCTGGGTAATCTGCTGTGCAAATGCCAGATATGGTGACATTGGTTAAACTATTAATGTTCATTTACCACTCCCGGTGCATTTGTTCATCAGTTAATGCTTCTGGGTGATGCCAAGTAAAATTTTCATCTTCAACCGACATATTGCAGTCTGAACAATATTTTTTATCTACAAACAAAAGTGCAGCATCAATGGCGTCATGGGCCTTTTGGTGGTATTCACCTCGGTATATTTCATTGCTATATTCATCAAGAACGATGGGCAAGTAGCCCACCCCGTCCACTTTCTTAATAATGAAATCCATAACTTACCCCTTAAAATGGTATATCGTCGTCGAAAGCATCGTGTGGCCCTTTATCCATGCCAGCCATGACCGCTTCTTTAGCCTGCGCCATTTGTGTTGACTGCTGCGGTAGCTGGCGGTGTGCTTGCGTCTCTTTAGGTGTAAAAGAAAACTTCATAGCTGGCGCATTAGGGTTCCCATCCTTGTTACGCAGCCAACCAGACACCCAGTAATCAACACCGCCTACTTCTGCATTGCCCTTAAAGTGGGGGTGTGTCTCAGATTCACGCTTGTCGTTTTTCCAAATACCGCCTTTATTTGAATTATCCCAATTACTCATGCTGCTTCTCCTTTGCCAAAGTAGGCTTGTTTAAATTCAGTGGTTCTAATTAACTTTTGTTCTTCTGTTGTGAACACTCCACCTTTTGAATATGCTTTCCACAACCCCATTTGATCGTCCTCTGTAAGCTCAAACCAAGCCTCTGCTGCTGCTGTAATTTCTCCTGACTCAATGCCAGCTTTTACACATTCAATAGTCGTAGAGTGCTTTGTAGCTAGATCGTTGTAGACTATATTGGCCTCTTCTTTCGACATATTTGGTTCTGGGCTGGCTGGCTGACTCGCCATACCTTCAAGACTTATTTCTGAATCGTTTGTCATATCAATCACTACAGTTTTATCTTCATCGTGCTTATTTGTAACGTCTGAATCAGCCTCAGAATCTATGGAGAAAAGCCCTGCTAAACAATACTTACGAGCATAGGAGCTAGTGCTTCCCGTTAGCTGGCTAGAATCCATGCCTTTCTTAACGCTTGCTTCTCTAGCGTAAGCTGTGGCGGTTATAGTGTCTGTTCCGCTGCTAAGTGTTGCAGTAGCCTTAATGTATACGCGCTGAGTTTTAACAGTGACGCCAGCCGCTACAATTTCATCCTCTAACATTCCACTAAATACAAGTTCATCACTTAGCGTTAATGACAAGTCGCCTAGAAATGGCTTAACAGCTTTTAATATATCTTCACATGATCGAAAGTTGTATTTGCCAAAATTATTACGCTGGCCTTTTGGTGCTTTAAGATTTTGCTGAATTTCAGACAGCTTTTTTTGAATAGTCATACGTCACCTCTTTTTATTTCATCAACAATTTTTAATGCTGCTTCTTTGTAAGCCAAATGCTTTTCAGCGTTTAGGTTTTGGCAATATGGATTGTTGTATTCAAACAATTTGTGAAAATCGCTTAAAGCCTCTAAATAAATATCGTTCATATCTGTACTCCACTTATTATTAAAATGGCGACAAACAACCACACTTGAGTTGTTGCGCTCATGCGCTCATGCCTACCCAGAACCACACTGAACATATAGCCCATATTAAGCATCCGACTGTGTTAATTATTAAAGTCTCTTTAGTCATGGTTAATACTCCGAGTGTTTTTCTGCGTGATATTGCAAAGTTAGCTCTGGGTGGTGGTCTTTAAAATAAACAGCAGCGCACTTAGTAATAACGTCTTGTGAAAGTTGTTGTGCTTCATCGGGAAAGCGGAAAGCTAAATATATGACACGCATCTGTTCGTCCTCATCTCCATACTGGAAAAGGTCGTCAACATGATAATGGGTCGTTCCAATCTTGATATAGCTATCATAAAGAAGATCATCTTTTAGCTCGTTGAACGCATCTTCAAGAATGTAGTCAGGTGCTTCAATAACGTCTGTGTGTGCGTTAATTTGGGCGGTTACATGACAGTGGTTGGTTAATGAGTTCATCTTAAATTTCCTTAGTCAGCTTTATGTCTGTGGTTATGTTAGCTAACTCACAATCAAAAGTACAGCTTTTTCGGAAAAACATTTAAAATGTTAGTTTTTTAATGAATTTTTAGGTAATTTTACTGATATTTTAGAGGGCATTAATAATGATTAAATTATTTATTAGGTGGGCCTTGAGGACACTGTTCGTTTAAATTATTGCCAAAGTTCGTTTTCATGAACTCAAACATTACACCCATTGGGCCATTCTTGGGTCTGGTGTTAGATGAGTGATCGGTGTGAATCAGCCACCATTTATACACAGACTCACGCATCCACGCTAACGCCCGATTTTTATTATTGTTTAATTCTGAAACTAGCATTTCATTTCTCTGATTGATAAGAACCAACTACAGTTCCTATAATCCTGGTTGATGATGAAAACTCTTTTATAGGATAGCGATCATTCAAAGGTTTTAAATGTTCAACACCACCTGTTATAACGTATTCCCGAAAAAAAGAACTTAAATTTTCAGTATCTATCGCCACAATGCGATCTCCACTTACTGGCGTTTTGTCTGGGTCAACGAAAATTAAAACACCTAGCGGATACGATCTGCCATTGCTGGCAGTCATTACTTCATCTTGCACTTCAAGCGCAAAAGAATTTTCCGATAAGTCGTATGGGCATCCTACCCAGTGCTCACTCTCTAACATAAATTTTCCCTCTATTAAGGCTGGTAGGGAATTCCAGCTTACCACGGGGGCTTTCCGAGTGATCGGATTTAGCTTTAATCCCCCCCTCGATTCGAGCGCATTATTTGATAATAATTGCTCTATGGTGCATCCAAAAGCTTTAGCTATGGACACTAACCCAGCCGCTTTAACTTCTGCGGTGGGGTCAGTTTCTAGTTGAGCAACCCTTGCTCTTGATATTGAGGTTCGATTAGCAAAATCTTGTTGTGACCAACCTTGATCTTTACGCAATTTTTTTACTCGCTCGCCTAAATTCATTTTTTTGTAACCTTAAAATTTATATTAAATGTCGCAAGTAATCTTACAATCTAAATGTGTGAGTTTGATGTCATTTTGGTTGACAGTTTTCTATTAATTTTAGATAGAAGGTTGACATTTATAATGTGAGTAGACTAACATTAAGAAATGAAAGAACTACCAGCAATACCAATTACTGATCTAATAGACGCATTTGGGACTAAAACCAAAATAGGCGAGGCTATTGGAGTTACGCATAGTGCAATCTGTCATTGGGGTGATTTTGTTCCAGCAACAAGACTTCATCAAATGCACTATTTATTGAATCAAATAAATCTAATTGAACAGTCAAGGACGGACATTTAATGAAAGATAAATTGACCAACCCAGTATCAACCTCATTTGATGATGAACTGTACGCGTTTGCAAAAAGAGATGCGGAATTATTAGGTCTTGATGTGTCGTCATACATACGGGCCACCCTCATAGAAAAACGTGAAAAGCGATTCAATGAACTTAGGGTATTCCAAGACTTAATTAAGATTCAAGAAATAGAATAAATTTAATAAATTTTAGGTGCTATATGGAACATCAAGAATACGCGAGAAGGGTCTAGAGTGAGCTTCACGCTTATGGCTAAAGCCAAGCCTATTAAGGTTGGCAACTCAGGCAGAAAGCTAGTGCTAATGATGCTGGCTGACATATCTGACGACTCTGGTAGGTGCTTTCCTAGCTACCAACATTTAGCTGATGTTTGTGAAATGTCGCGCAGATCAGTAATAACCCACATCTTAAACCTTCAAGAAAAAGGCTTGTTAACAATCACTCACAGAAAGTTAAGAGGTGAGTTGATTAATAGCTCAAATATATACCATCTAACCTTAAAAGAAGCCTCAAAGCCTGATGAAACGGGTAGTGAAAATTCTGCACTAGGTAGTGAAATGGTTGCACTAGGTAGTGAAACAGTTGCACTAGGGGGTAGTGAAATGGTTGCACCCATAACCTATCACTCTTCTGAACCTATCAATGAACCTATAAAAGAAAAGGCGCATTTCATAAAACCATTGCTTAGTGATATTTCTCAGTACATGGCTAATTTTAGTAAAAGCCAAAATATAACATTTGATGATTTTTTACCTGATAACTTTTTTGATTACTACGAAAGCAATGGCTGGAAGCGTGGCAACCATGAAATTAAGGATTGGCAAGCAACAGCTAGAGGTTGGGTTAGAAAACAAAACAATAAATTAAATGGAGGTCAAAATGCAGGCCAAAACAATAAGCCAGCTAATAACTCGGCCCCTGCAAGGGTCAGGGCAATCAACGCAGCAAAACAAGCACAGCGCGACAGAACTGAACGAGCGATTAATTGACCGACTATGGGAAGTAATGACTGACCTATTTGGTCACAAGTGGACTAGCAGCCATGACTTTTCTGATAATGGCAGTTGGACTTCTTTTCTTGAGGACTTGAACGGAAAGCAGTTTAAGGCTGGCATTGACGCGCTAAAAGATTGGACAGAATCATGGCCTCCCACAGCCACAGACTTTAGAAACATGTGTTTGGGAAGGGCTAGAGGTGGTGAAGAACAAAACATGATTTCTAACCAGCAGGCAATACAGGCAAGGTCAGCACCTTTACTGATTACAAAGCAGTTAAGTGATGAAGATATTGAATTTGGAAAAGAACAGGCAGCAGCATTGAGAGGGTTATTTGCATGAAGAATTATTTAGCAAAGCCAAAGTTAAAAAGCGATTACAAAGAATTATTACCTGATTACAAAGGGCTAATTACTAAAGGAATGTGGGGTGAGTCTGGTGGCCTTACACACATTATTAAATCACAGCTAAACCCTACAGCCCGTAAAAAATATAACAAGGAAAGGAATGCCGCATGATTCATTCAAACAGTTTAGACGCAATAGCTGCAATAGCTCCCGTAACTGGTCAAGCAAGAATTGAAGTGCTTAAAGTTATTCGTGAGAACCAACCAATCACTCGCCAAGACATTGCTGCAAGTTTGGGTTGGGAAATTAATAGAGTAACGGGTCGTGTTCGTGAACTGCTAGACAAAAACAGCATTATTGAAGCTGGTAATGACACCACACACCGAGTTAAGCGTGGTTTATTAAAAGTCGCATGAAAGTCTTAGATCTATTCTCAGGCATTGGTGGCTTTAGTTTAGGTCTTGAAAGGGCTGGTATGGAGACTGTCGCCTTTTGTGAGTTCGATGAACATGCACAAAAAGTATTACGCAAGCATTGGCCTGATGTGCCAATACACAGCGATATAAGGGAGCTAGATGCGAAACAATACAGAGGAACAGTTGACGTTGTATGTGGAGGATTCCCCTGCCAAGACCTATCAACCGCAGGCAAGCAAGTTGGCTTTAGTGGTGAACGCTCCAGCTTATACGGGCAAATGCTGCGAGTTATTAGCGAGTGTATGCCTCGATACGCAATTTTTGAAAACGTCACAGGGCTGCTTACTGGAGACAGCGGTCGGTGGTTCGGACAATTTCTCTATGACCTGGACCAGATCGGGTTCGATGCAGAGTGGCATTGTATACGCGCTTGCACCGCTGGACTGCCCCAAAAAAGGGACAGAGTTTGGCTTATTGCCTACCCCAACAGCCAGCGATTACAAGGGCGGCTCATTGGTGAACAGGTCAGATGGGGGGGACAGAAACTCAGAGCTGAAACATTGGTGGACTATGGCAACGGGAAAGCTACACCTAAACCCAAATTTTGTAGAGATATTGATGGGGTTCCCAATAAATCACACAGACTTAAACAATTAGGTAATGCAGTTGTGCCACAGATACCAGAAGCCATTGGCAGAGCCATTATGGGAGCAGCATGAGTTTAACTTTAGAACAATGCAAAGAAGTTGTTAAGCGCAAAAACGCTGGAATGTTATCGGCTGAAATTGCTAAAAAATATGATATGCCACTTTATCATGTGACATTGATTATGAAGTGTAACAAAAACACATATCCATTAGATGAATATCTTTTGATTGATAACCCTGCGTATAAGTTTAGCCCATTGAATGAAAATAAATGTTCGTGGGATTTGCGCTTGAGTTTACGCCTAGCCAAATTGCCAATGAGCAAATGGGCAGATGCAATATGAACGCTCAAGTAGAAAAATACAACGTAGTTAGTTTTAGTGGAGGCCGAACGTCTGCGTATTTAATACACAGAATACAGGCAATGGTGTCACAAGGTCTAATTAAAAACGTCAAATATGTGTTTATGGACACTGGCGCAGAACATCCCAAGACATACAAATTTATTAGACAAGTTGTTAAACACTTTGAAATAGATTTAGTTTGTATTAGATCGGTAATGACTACCGAAGTAGGAGTGGGTGCAAAGTTTAAAGAAATAAGCATTGATGATATTTGTGATGATTATGGCCCTTGGAAGGACATGATGAAGTGTTATTCCACGCCATTTATTCATGGGCCTATGTGTACTGATCGCATGAAAACAGCCCCGTATAAAAAGTATTGTGATGAAACTTTTGGTCGGCACAATTACACCTCATGGCTTGGCATTAGGATTGACGAGCCAAGGCGATTAAAGCCTAAAAAGGGTTATAGATTTTTAGCAGAAATATCACCGATGGATAAGCAAGACATTTTAGGTTTTTGGAAAACTCAGCCGTTTGATTTAGAAATAGATGAATGGCTAGGGAATTGCGTATTTTGCATCAAGAAAGGTGTTAATAAAATAGCCCTTGCTGCAATAGACGAACCAGAATTAGCGGCTGAGTTTTGGGACATGTTAAACACTCAACCGATACGGATTATTGAGACTAGAGTAGATGCCCCGTTGATTATGTATCGTGGCAATAACACATTTAAAAGCGCACAAGATTCGTTTGCAGACTTTGGCAGGGACGATATTTTATCTAGGATGCGAGGCAATAATGGTGGCTGCGCTGAAAGCTGTGAAGTCTTTGGGTGTCAGGGTGATTTATTTGAAGAAGAAACCATAGCATGAGCGAAGTTATTTTTAGCGTTGATAACAAAAATGTATCGGGAATGATTTCTCAGATATGCGCCATGATTAACAAAGGTTTATTTATTGGCCCAGTTGAGGTGGTTTTAAGGCGTAAAGCTAGATCATTAAGTCAGAATAGAAAGCTTTGGCCTATGTTAAACGATGTGCAAAAACAGGTTGATTGGTATGGCGATAATCTCGACACCGATGATTGGAAAGCTATGTTTATGTCTAGCCTACATAAGCAGCGTTCTGTACCGGGCATTGATGGCGGCTTTGTTGGTCTGTCTAAGCGAAGTAGTAAGCTAGACAAAGGGGAGTTTTCTGACTTAATTGAAGTGATTTATGCCTTTGGAAGTGAGCGCAATGTGGCATGGTCAGAACCAGCTTTGCAGACTTATTCTAAATACAAAGAGGCTGCATGAGTTTAAAGCCTGCGAGACAAAAGAAATGCAAATCTTGCAAGATTACATTCAAGCCTTTTCTGTCAACGGCCTCTGTATGCTCCATAGAGTGCGCTGTAACAATGGCAAAGGCTAACAGTGCCAAGATTATCAAGAAAGACATAAAGGCCCGTAAGCAGGCTTTAAAGAGCCTTGGTGAACTGCACAAAGAAGCACAGCCAGAATTTAACAAGTACATCAGATTAAGAGACAAAGGAAAGCCCTGTATAAGCTGCCAACGCCACCACACAGGCCAGATACACGCTGGTCACTATAGATCGGTAGGGGCAGCAGCAGAATTGCGTTACAACGAGAACAACGTCCATGCTCAGTGTGCGCCTTGTAATAATCACCTCTCAGGTAACGCCATTGATTACCGCATTAATCTGATTAACAAGATTGGCATAGATCAAGTTGAACTATTGGAAGGGCCGCAAGAACCAAAGCGATACAGGCGTGACGATATTTTATCTATCAAAACTAAGTACAAAGCCAAAGTAAAAGAGTTAACAGTAAAACTTGAAGGGGCTGCATGAAAACCATTTATCAAGACGATATTAATGAAGGTGCATTAATAATTGCATTGTTGGTTAAGACAGTCATTGAGGTAGATACAGATCGATCTCGCAATGAATCGGACGATCAACTAATGGCTGCTGCTATGGAGTGGGTAGAAGAATTCAGCGATATAGACATTGATGAAAATGAAATAACGGAACATTAAAAGGAATTTATATGCAGATAGAACAGCTAAAAGTAGGGGATTTAATTCCTTATGTAAATAACTCAAGAACGCACTCAGATGAACAAGTCATGCAAGTGGCGTCTAGCATCAAAGAGTTTGGTTTTACTAACCCTATTTTAATTGATGATGATGGTGGAATCATAGCTGGTCATGGGCGACTTATGGCAGCTAAGAAGCTAGGCCTGGTTGAAGTTCCATGTATACGGCTTGGTCATTTATCAGAAGCACAGCGTAAAGCCTATGTGATCGCAGATAACCAGTTAGCATTAAACAGTGGGTGGGACTTAGACACGCTAAAACTAGAAATAGACAGGTTAGGTGAACTTGATTTTGATATAGAGCTCCTAGGCTTTGATGATGATTTCCTAACCAGTTTAATAATAGAAGAGCCTAGTGAGGGTCTAACCGATGAGGATGCCGTACCAGAAGCACCAGAAACGCCTACAACAGTCGAGGGTGATGTGTGGATACTAGGTAATCACAGATTAATGTGTGGAGACAGCACAAGCATTGATGCCGTTGATACGCTAATGGATGGGCACAAGGCTGATATGGTTTTTACTGATCCACCTTACGGCATAAATGAGAAGGGAGATAGAACAGGAAGAAAAACAGGTTTAGCAAAAAACCATAATTTTGCAGATTTTGTAGACGATTCTACACAGTATGCAATAGACGCTTATAACTTGTGCGAGGGTTTAAAGATACCTAGACAAGTATGGTGGGGTGCTAACTATTATTGCCATTCATTGCCTCAATCAAATAACTGGTTTGTTTGGGATAAGCGCGTAGAAGATAAAATGAAGGACACTCAATCTGATTGTGAAATGGCTTGGGTTAAATCAGAGTTTTCATCAATAAGAATATTCCGACATTTATGGAAAGGTTTTAATAAAGATAGCGAAAGAAACATACCAAGAGTTCATCCCACACAAAAACCGATTGCTCTTGCTGAATGGTCTTTTGATTATTTTAAAAACGTAAATACTGTATTAGATTTATTTGGTGGTAGTGGATCAACTCTTATAGCTTGTGAAAAAACAAACAGAAACGCGCTAATAATGGAGTTATCAGAGGTTTACTGTGACGTAATCATTAAACGCTGGCAGGAGTTTACAGGCAAGCAAGCTATTAACGAAGGTACAGGTAAACCATACATTGAAATAAGCAACGTAATTGAGGGTGCAGCATGACAGATAAGAAACCAGCACATAGGCCCAAAGGCTCAACCATTCCTATTGATTGGGGACAGGTTGATAAAATGTGCGCTATTCAATGCACAGGTGAA